CTAAATACGCCGCGGCTCAAAATAGAAGTGCATATGATGTAGCTCGTAAAGAGTTATTTAGAGATTATGAGTTAATGGACGCAGATCCAATCATATCATCTGCATTGGATATATATTCTGATGAATCTACTGTTGATAATGTTGAAAATAAAATATTAAATATAAAATCTGATAATCCAAAAATAACAGAAATATTACATAATTTATTTTATGATATAATGAATGTAGAATTTAATTTATGGTCTTGGATTAGAAATCTTACAAAATATGGTGATTTTTACTTACAATTAGATATATTGGATAAATATGGTATTGTTAATGTAAAACCTCTTTCAGTTTATGAAGTTAATAGATTAGAAGACCACGATCCATCCAATCCAAAATTAGTTCAATTCGAAATAGAAACTGATTCTGGTACTCATAGTAGTAAAAAAGATTCTTCTTTTAAGGAAAATTATGAAGTAGCACATTTCAGAATGTTATCAGATTCTAATTATCTACCTTATGGTAAATCAATGTTAGAAGGTGCAAGGAGAGTATGGAAACAATTAACTCTTATGGAAGATGCTATGTTGATTCATAGAATGATGAGAGCTCCAGAAAAAAGAATATTTAAGGTAGATATTGGTAACATTCCACCAAATGAAGTTGAGAATTATATGAATAAAATCATTAATAAAATGAAAAAAATACCTGTTATAGATCAAAATAGTGGTGAATATAATTTAAGATATAATATGGAATCAGTTACAGAAGATTATTATTTACCTGTTCGTGGTGGTGATAGTGGAACAAATATAGATACTTTACCTGGTTTAACTAATGATGGTGCGATTGATGATATTGAATATCTACGAAATAAATTACACGCGGCTCTTAAAGTTCCAAAAGCGTTTTTAGGATATGAAGAAAATGTTGGTAGTAAAGCTACATTAGCCGCTGAAGATGTTAGATTCGCAAGAACAATTGAAAGAATACAAAAAATTGTATGTGCTGAACTTGAGAAGGTAGCTATTGTACATTTATATACACAAGGATTTGAAGATGCAGATTTAATTGATTTCAATTTAGAATTAACAAATCCATCAATGATACATCAACAAGAAAAATTAGAGTTATTAACCCAACAAGTTGAAATAGCTAATAATATATTGGAAAATAAAATTATGTCCAGAGAATGGATATATGATAATATATTTGATTTAAATGATGGTGATAAGAAAAAAGTATTTGATGAAATTGTAGAAGATAGAAAACAAACATTTAGATTTGAACAAATTGAACAAGAAGGAAATGATCCGGCCAAGTCTGGTGAAGCCGTAGGTGATGAAGATGATTTAGAAATACCGAGAGGTGAATGGGGTGGTAGTGAAAAAGATTCATATAAACCAGATTCAAGAGTAGGATTTGATTCTAAAGATTTAAAAAACGCTACAAAGTATGAAAGACAACGAAATGGTAAACGAGAATTTAAAGGTGGTTCACCACTTTATGTTGGTAAGGGTGGAACAATTGTAGCTAGAGAAGGTTTAATGGATTCTCTTAAGAAAAAATTTGATAGAGATTTAAAAAATAAAAGTATACTAAGTGAAAAATCATTATTAGACGAAGATTTAAGTGAATAAATATATATAAAAGTATAAAAATTCTATATTTATATATGAAATAATGAAATAAGCTTAGTGTCAATAAAACGGAGACAATAGTATGCATAGAAATTCGTTAAAGCATTCCAAAATCCGTAATACAGGATTGTTGTTTGAATTTTTGTTACGACAAATCACAGCGGATGTTTTAGATAAAAACGAAAAAAGTAAATCGATAGATATACTTAAAAAAAGATTTAATGAGAATACAAATCTTGGAAGAGAATTAAATCTTTATAACTGTTTAATGAATACAAAATTTAAATCAGACAAAAAGGCTGATTATTTTATTAATGAAGTTATAGAGAGAAGACATAAAATAAATAATTCTATTTTAAAAAGGGAAAAGTTTAATCTTATAAAAGATTTAAAAGAGTCATATGATTTACAAAAATTTTTATCTTCCAAAGTAAATAATTATAAAATTTATGCATCAATATATAAATTATTTGAATATTCTAATTCATTATCTCCGAATGAAAAAACAGAATCATTTTTTAATTTAGTTGAACATGTAACAACCGATGAAAAAAATATTAAATTATCAGAAACTGTTCAAAAATTACCAAATGATAAAGATTTAAGGGTATTAACTTATAGAACTTTATTAGAAAAATTTAATCAAAAATATTCAAAATTAAATTTACCTCAAAAGAATTTATTAAGAGCGTATATTAACAATATTTCAAATACAAATTCTTTAAAAGAATATATTGAAAAACAAGTTCCTACTATTAAGAAAGAACTTAAAAAATATTCTAAAAATCTTAAAGATAAAGTTGTAAAAATAAAAATGAATGAAGCTTTAAAATCTATTGATAACTTTTGTGGTACATCAAATAAATCAAGTATAGTAAAAGATTCAGTAGTAATTCAAACTATGAGATATATGGAACTTCTGAAGGAGTTAAAGAAAAGTGGAAATAAAAACAAAAAAACACTTTAAAGATTTAATAGAATCGTTAGCTAATGAAATGCTTGAAGACGAGGAGTTAGAAGAAGAAACAGTTACAGGTGATGTAGCTGGATACAATACTCCATTTGCTTTTACTGGTGGTAAAGGTAAAAAAAAGAAAAAACAAATTTCAACAAACAGTACAGGATTTGAAGTATTGGATGAAGAAATTGATAAAAATGACATTAAAAAAATTAAGTCAATTGTTAGAGATGTCATAGCTAATTGGTTAAGAGATATTTGGATTAGACGAAGTATATGGAAAAACCCAAAATAATTTAGAGGAGAGGTATAAATGTCAGATTACATAAAAGATCCTAACAATTCAAATTCACAGGTACCTGGAAAATTACCTGATAATGCATATGATAGACATGTTGTAGTAGCTAGTGCAAGTTTTCATAAGACACCAAATTATGTTTACTTTAATGAAGCACCTGCAAAACCAGTACATTTTTTCTTTGGTTCATCTGCTTCTTTTGCAGAAAATAGTATTAGTGCAAATAATATGACTGGTTCAGAACATTATATAAGTTATGGTAAACCTGCAGTTGGTACAATTTTAGATATTCATCCTACTGCGTGGAGTGGTAGTTCTGGAGACCAGGGAAAAATAATATTTGTATATACAAGCGGATTATCAACAGGACGAAGATAGGAGATAACGATGTCTAAGAATTTATTAGTAGATTATATACCATTTGAGGTAACAAGAGAACAAATCAATGAATCTATTTCGGATAATAATGGTAGATTGGTTGTTAAAGGTGTTCTACAAAGAGCAGAAGCTAAAAATCAAAATGGTAGAATATATCCAAAAGATACATTAATGAGGGAAGCTTCGAAGTATTCTAAAATTCAAATTAAAGAAAGAAGAGCGTTAGGTGAATTAGACCATCCTGATTCTTCTGTTGTAAATTTAAACAATGTATCCCACAATGTATTAGAAATGCATTGGGATGGTGATGATTTAGTTGGAACTGTAGAGGTTCTTGGAACACCTGCGGGAAACATTCTAAAAGAACTATTTAAGAGTGGTATTAAACTTGGTATATCATCTCGTGGTTTAGGTTCTGTTGAAGAATTAGATGAAAGTGATGGACATCAACCTATCGTTAAAGTTCAACCAGATTTTGAATTAATAGCATTTGATTTCGTATCAAATCCATCTACACACGGAGCATTTCTTCATCCAACAAATGAAGGTGTATTAAAAGAAAGTGTTGGAACAAGAGATGGTGTGTGTTGTCACGATTGTAAAATTGAAGATATAATCAACGATATATTTAGGGGATAATAAAATGAGTGATTATAAAAAATTAATGGGATATGGTAAGAAAAAAAAAGTTACCAAAAAAGTTACCAAAAAAGAATCTAAATCTAAAGTTAATGAGGTTCTTAAAAATATAAAAGAAGAATTTAATATTAAAGAAGTTGGTGCTTCACAAGAATATCACAAACTCCGTAAAAATTTCGAAAAAACATATAAAGCTTATTGGGATTCAGTTAATGATTTTCAATTGGCTTTAAAGAAAAAAGGTTTAAATAAAGAAGCGATGAATATACATAGAAAATATTCAAAAAATGTATTAGGTTTCCACGCATGGCTTCGTCAATCGATAAGGAAACTACTCTAATGCCTTCCAAGTCAAAATCACAACAAAGATTTATGGGAATGGTTCATGCTTTGAAAAAGGGTGAATTATCACCATCTAAGGTATCGAAAGATGTTAAGGATGCGGCAAAAAGTATGAGTAAAAAAGATACACATGATTTTGCCTCTACAAAACATAAAGGAAAACCAGAAAAAATTAAAAAAGAAACAAGAGTTAGAGAATTAATTAAAAAAATGGTTCGTGAAATTATGATGGATGAAGGTAAATTAAGACGACAACTAAAAATACCAACTATGGATAAATTAAAAGTTGATAAAATTTTAAAAAAATTACGATTGAAACCTGGAAAAGATTATGATATAGGTGTTGGTGATAGAAATACTTTTGTGTTGGATATAAGTAAAAAAGTTTTAAATAAAACATTAGATGTTCTTATATCAAATAGGATAAGAGTTAGTGAAGGTTTTGCAGGAGCTCTTAAGAAAGAAGATAGAAAAGCATTTGATAAACAACGAAGAAAACAATCAGAAGTTCTTGGATATACTTTAACAGGAACTGATGATATAAAAGTAAATATAGGTGATGCTACAGTTACAGAAGGAATAACAATTAATAGTGCTGATGAAAAAAAACTTAAAATAATAATGAAAAAATATCCTGGTAAAAAACTTCCTACATTTGATCCAATAGATCCTTATAGAATTAAATTACACACTAAACCTGGTGATGAAAAAATATTAAAAAAATATTTGAAAAAACATAGAATTAAATTTGTTGAAGGAAAACTTACAGAAAGAATAAATGTAAGAAAATGGATGAAGGCTGTTAATCAAGGTAAAGATGTAGTTGTATATGATAAAAAAGGAAAAAGATATAATTTACAAGGTGGTGATAACAAATCTGTTCAAGTTACAGACCATTGGGAAGATGCTGGTAGAAGAAATGTCCATCCAGAATCAACTTGGCAAGAATTACCATTAAGTAAAGTTAAAAAAATTGTGGCTGAAACTAAAAAAAGAGATTACAAAGCAGAATACAAGAAATTTCAATCATCTACTAAATCAAAAAAGTATAGAGCAGAATTAAACAAATACAATCGTCAAAAAGGAACTTATGGTAATGGTGATGGTAAAGATGCATCTCATAAAGGTGGAAAAATTGTGGGATTTGAAGCAGAATCAAAGAATAGAGGAAGAGCTGAAAAGAGTAGATTGAAAAAAGAAGGAAAACTTACAGAAAAACGAAGACCACCTAAAGATGAATATTTTGTGGGTGAAGTAACAAAGGTAGCAAAATCTTTAAAGGATATGATTAGAATATTTCCAAAGACATCATTTGGAAAAGAAAAAAGCTATTTTAAACAATTAAAAACTTTTGAAACTTTTCTTATGAAGAATACTCCAAATCTTCTTGGGTATAATGAATCTGTAAAAGAAGGAAAACTTACAGAATCACAAGTAGCGAAAACCATTCTACAACAATTAGGTGGTAATAGATTTATCGCTATGACTGGTGCTAAAAATTTTGGTTCAAGTAAAAATAGTTTACAATTTAAGATAGGTAGAAACTCAAAATCAATATCACATGTCATAATAACTTTGAAATCTTCTGATTTATATGATGTGGAATTTATTAGAATGAGAGGAACAAGTAGAAAAGTAGTTAAAAAATTAAAAGGTGTATATGCAGACCAACTTGGTACAATGTTTAAAAAATATACAGGAATGAATGTGAGATTATAGGAGATATTGATGAAAATTACAAAATCACAATTAAAAGAACTTATTAGACAAACAATTGAAGAACAAAATCTCGAAAAAGTGGTTGTTCCAGCACAAGTAAAAAGATTTATGAAAAAATTTGTAGGTGCCGTAAAAGAAGCTGATTTAAATAAAATTAAAAAAATGTCTGTTTTATTCAAAGTAATCAAAGCTTTAGGAATATCTCCACAAGAATTAATTATGTATATTCAAAAAATTAAGACAAAAATGAAAAGGGAAAAATAATGAATATATCTAAGGAAAGATTAAAAGAAATTATTAGAGAAGAAATTCAAAAACTTGTAAAAGAAGAAAAACTTAATGAAGGTGGGAGATTTAAATTATCTTCAAGAGCTGATATGCAGTGGACAGGTGATAAAATTGTAATTATGACAGGAAAAGGTAAAGCTATTTTAGATAAAAAAGAATTATATAATCTGTTAAGAGGAGTTAAGATGCATCGTTTAGCATCTTAAAATGATATGAAAATAAGTAAGGATAGATTAAAAGAAATTATTAAAGAGGAACTTGTTAATGAACTTGGTTCATTTTCTACCCCTTCATATCCTGGTACAAGTAGTTCAGAATATAAAAAAAGAGAAAAGAGTGGTAATAAAGATTTTTATCAAGGATTTTCTTCAAAAGAAGCAAAAAAAGTAGTTGATGATGGTTTAAGAATGTGGGCAAAAGATTTAAGAAAAACTCAATATAGAGTAATAAAGGATTGGATGTCAAAAGCTAAAAATGGTACAATTGATTATTTTGATTTAGTAAGGGGAATGCAAACTGGTAATATTGCAAGAGCTAAACCATTTGAAACAAAGTTTTTAATGTCTGTTTTAAATAGAGATAAAATTATGGATAGATTTAGAAAATATTTTGGTGGTAAAAAAGGAAAACCTGGAAGGACTAAATAGTGGCAAATAGTATCACAAATAAACATTTAGCAGATAGATTGGATTGTATTGAAAAAAGATTACCAAATGGTGAACTTTTGGAAATGCATGAAAATATTAAAGAAATAAAAGAAATTTTGTTAGACCCAGAAGATGGGATAGTAGTTAGAGTAAATAAAAATACCTATTGGAGACATCAAATTGATACTGATGAATTTAAAGCCTTAATAAGATGGAAACAAAATATAAATCACGCTATGTGGATATCTTATTCAACATTGATAGGAATTATAATCAAATTAATTTTTTTTTAGGGGATAATTGTGGGTATAAGAATTGAAAATAGACCAAGTATATTTGGACCAACCGCTGGTGGTTATATACCAGGTAATAACTATGGTGATGATCCAGGAATTGATGAAGTTGTAGAATTTCAACAAGGTCAGTGGGGAATGACAGGTTTTGAAAAAATGGGTGGTGTAGGTGGAGGTGGAAGTCAATTCAGTACTTTAGGAGGAGGTGGAGGATATACTCCTGGAAACAATTATGGTGACGATGTTGGTATTGATGAAGCTTCAAATTTTCAACAAGGACAACACGGAATGACAGGTTTTGGAAATATGAATAGTGTACGGGGTGGAAGTAATTTCAGTACTTATAGTTCACCAAATACTGAAGGTAAAAATAAAACACCAATTCCAACACCAAATCAACCTAATACTTGGAATCAATTTAATGTTTATGGAAAAGTAACAAATCATCAGGGAAGTCAACTTGCTGGTGGAGGATATACACCAGAGAATACCTATCAAACACAAACTTGGAATAATTTTAATGTTTATGGAAAGGTAACAAATCATCAAGGTGGTAATCAACTTATGGGTGGAGGATATACACCAGGAAGTAATTATGGAGATGACCCTGGTATTGATGAGGTAAGACCTGCTAGACCTGGTACGGTATCTGGTAGGAATTCAAAAATTTTACAAAAAAATATGCCAAATATAATTAAATGACAGGAGATGGATAATGAAAAAAATGAAGGAATTACTATCTGAAGTTTTTGAAGATAAACAGATAGATAAAAAACAAGTCGTTGAGGGAGTAAGAAATTTCGGTATTGTTGGTAAACAACTTTATAATCATACCAATATTATGGAAGTAGCAAAACAACTTTCTCATATCGCTGAATCAGCTCATAATCATATACTTAGTGAAACTGATGATTGGTTTGATAAAGTATCAGTGAGTAAAAATATGAAAGCTCTTAAAGGTAATGTTATGGAGTTTGAAAAAACTGCAAAAGAAGCTAATTCACTTAATCAAAGATTAACAGGTCTTTACGAAGATATCGGACATGTACTTAATCGTTATTATGAAATAGATGAAGCTATGGATAAACCAGACGAAGATGAATTGGATAATGATTATGACGATAGAGAAGATAAAGATATAGATAATGATGGTGATACCGATGATAGTGATGAGTATCTTCATAAAAAAAGACAAGCTATATCAAAAGCAGTTAAAAAAGAAGCTTTAGATAGTGATAAGGCACCTGAAGGTGGTGGTGACGAAGAAGATTTAGCTGCAAGAGATGGTGAAGATATGAAAGAAGTTAAAAGAAGTTTAAAAGATGTTCCTAATGTTGTAAGTGGTGGAGTTTCTCTTGGACAATTTGTTAATAAATTTAAAAAATAGAGGTTAATATGGGTGATTTAACTCATCATATAATACATTTTTTAATGTATAGTTTAGTTATATGGCAGATAGTATTAGGTGTATATGTTATTCTACTATGGGCTAAAAGAAACATTAAGTTTGAAAAAACATCTCCTGTAATTAATGTTTCTGAAACTAAAGGATTTGATTACCCGATTGAGGTTCTTAAAGATAGGTTAGAAGGTAAAAAAGTAGGACCAACTGGACCTGTTGAAGTAGATGTAAAGAAAAATACTATAATTGACACAAAATCAGATGAAGTTAGTGTTAAATTAGATGAAAAAATTAAGGGTGAAGTTAAAACCCAAAAAGATAAATTAAAAAAACTAAGAGGTTAATATGGCTAAAGGTTTAGATTGTGGTACAAGTTACTACATAGCAGCAACAGATAAAAGTATAAAAAAACAAAGAAATGTATTTCTAACAGTCGATGGAGATGCAAATCAAGTTAAAAGAATGTTGAAAAGACAGAGAATACCATTTGTGGAAAAAGCAGGTAATGTACACATTGTTGGACAACACGCTTTTAATTATGCACAAATATTTAGTACAACAGAATTAAAAAGACCAATGGCAAGTGGATTATTAAATCCAAAAGAAAAAGATGCTTTACCTGTTTTAAATGCAATCATTGGTGAATTGTTAGGTAAAGCAAAAGGAAAAGAAACTTGTGTTTATTGTGTACCAGCAAAACCAATAGATCAAGTAAGAGAAGTTTCTTATCACGAAGATGTATTAAAACAGATCATTGAAAATTATGGATACAATGTCAAAGTTATAGAGGAGAGTGTAGCTCTCGCCTATGAAGGATTGGTAGATAATGATTTGACTGGTATTGCTATCTCTATGGGTGCTGGAATGTGTAATATATGTGTGATGTATCAAGGAATGAGTGCACTCTCCTTCTCTGTTGCTAGAGGTGGAGATTGGATTGATGAAAATGTAGCGGCAGATTGTGGTGTTACTAAAGCAAAAGTGATAAGTATAAAAGAGAGTTCAAATAACTTAGATTTAACAAAAAGTGCAATAAGTGATATTTATAGTGAGGGAAGTGATGAGTACAATATCATAAATGCTATCAGAAGTTATTATGGTGCATTAGTCAACTACTTATTGACAAACTTAACACATCAGTTTAATAATGCTGAAAGTGTACCAAACTTCCCTAATTCAATTCCAGTTGTATTTGGTGGAGGAACATCATTGGTTAAAGGTTTTATGGATGTAGTAAATGAACAATTTAGTCAAGATGAATTTCCTATCAATGTTAAGGAATTTATTTTAGTAGAAGATGCTCATACAGCCGTATCAAGGGGTTGTTTGAGTGAAGCACAACTTATAGAGGAGGAAGAGGGTGAAACTAACAAAAAGTCAGATTAAAGAAATAATTAAACAATCTATTGATGAGATTATGTCTGAGGGTGATGATAAAAAACCTGAAGGGCCAAAACAAGCTAAAACTGATATAATGGATAATCCTTTTGACGAAGAAGAAAAAGATGAAGTAGAAGAAGGTGGTCCAGGTAGTGGAAGACCAACAAAACCTGGTTCTAAAAGAGATATTGAAAAAAGAATGGATAAAGCTGTTAGTGACGCTAATGCGAAATTAGATGCTGCTGAGAAAGCTGCAAAGAAAAAGAAAAAAAGAAAAAGACCAAAAGGTGGTGATGTGGGTGGTCCAGCTCATCCAAATGTTAAAGAATCAAAAGGTAAAAGATGTACTGTTAAAGAAGTTAAAAAATGGATGAAAACACTTGAAGAAAATAGATATAAAAAAACTTATCAGTCAGATTGTCGTAGAGTAGCTTGGTTTGTTAATCATAATTTATCAGAAGACTATGAATCAATGCCTATATCAATGAGAAAGAAATGGACAAAAGCTCAATATGGAAGAGAAAGATTTTTAGCAAAAGAATTCATAAAACATTTGGAATCAAAACAAATGAATGAACAAAGGTTACGAAAAGTTATAAGAGGAATAATTAAACAACAAATAAGAGGTTAAATTGAGATACAAAAAGAAGTTTCATAAAAAAAGAAAACCCAAAGAAAAACAAATGGGTGGGTTATCAGTAAAGGTTTATAACAATAATGTCGAAGGAGCTTTAAAAGTTCTTAAAAAGAAAATCAAGAAAAGTAATTTAATGTTTGAATTGAAAAAAAGAACATTTTATGAAAAACCATCAAAACTTAAAAGAGAAAAAAAGAATTTAGCCATTTTAAGAAATAAATGGTCAGTAGAAAAAGAAAAAGAAAATAATTAATAAAAACTATTAATTTTTTATATTTTTTAATATTTATATACGAACAATTACAAATACACCATCTTATTGCGAACTATATGGTGTCTAAAAATCCGCTTAACCTTATTAAGTTTCCTAATAAACTTATTCCAAAATAATATAATATATGGAGAAAAGTATCATGGGTGATATTTTAAAAGAAGCCATAGCAGATGCTAAAGCAGTTAGAGAAACAGCTTTACAAAATGCTAAAATGGCCTTAGAAGAAGCATTCACACCACAACTTAAAAATATGTTATCTGCTAAACTTAAAGAAGATGAAATCGAAGAATCTGATCCAGTTATGGAAGATGAATTTGAAGATGATGAAGAAGTAGCAGTAGATGACGAAGAAGGTGGTGAAGAAGAAATACCTGCTGAAGAAGCTTATGTTGCTGAACAAGAAGATGAAGAAGGTGAAGAAGAAGCTGAAGTTGAAGATGAAGAAGAACCTGAAGTTGAAGAAGAAGGTTTAAATAGTCTTGACTTAGATTCTGTGATTAAAGAACTTGAACAAGAAATTTCTGAAGAAGAAGGTGAAGATGAAGCTGGTGAAGAAGAAATACCTGCCGAAGAAGAACCTGAAGTTGAAGAAGAATCTGTTGAAGTTGATGAATCTGATGAACCTGTTGAAGAATCAAGTGATGAACCTGTTGAAGAAGAGTATGAGATTGATGAAGTAGCTCTTGAAGAAGACGAAGAAGAACTTGATGAAGTAGATAAATCTTCTGGTATTGGTAACGGTACAGGTCGTGGAAACACTGACACATCCTCTGGTATCGGTAAAGGTGGACAAGAAAAAGCGAAAGCTATGGAGTCTATCAAAGCTGAATTAAAAGAGTATAAAGAAGCTGTATCTTTCTTAAAAGGTAAACTTCACGAAGTAAATATTCTGAATGCTAAATTGTTATTTACTAACAAGTTATTTAAAGAGTATAGTTTGAACAATAATCAAAAACTAAAAGTGGTCGAAACTTTTGACAGAGCTCAAACTACTCGTGAGATTAAACTAGTATACACAACTCTTGCAGAACAATTCGGAGATAACGGATCTATTGCAAGAAGAAAACCAATTAAAGAATCAGCTAGTTCAGCTGTTAGTTCAACTAAACCTTCTAAAGAATCAAAGAAAGTGATTTCTGAAGAAACTCAAGTTGCTGATAGATTTAGAAAATTAGCTGGTTTAATTAAGTAATTAGGAGAAAATAATCATGGGTGATTATGTAAATGACGCTTTATTAAATGCGTCTCCTTATAAAAAACAACAAGATGAAGCAAAAGCTCTCGTTAATAAATGGGATAAAACTGGTCTTCTTGATGGTTTGAATGAGGATTTTCAAAAATCTGGAATGGCTGTTATGCTTGAAAACCAAGCAAAACAACTTATTACAGAAGCTTCAGCTACAAGTGGATATGCCGCTGGTGGTGCCGCTGGAGCAAACTCTGAAGAATGGTCTGGTGTTGCTTTACCTTTAGTTCGTAGAATTTTTGGTGAAATAGCAGCTCAAGACTTTGTTTCAGTTCAACCAATGAATTTACCATCTGGTCTTGTATTTTATCTTGACTTTAAATATGGTAAAACAACTGCATCAAGTAACGCTAGTGGGTTTGGTGTTAATGACGCTGTTAATGTACCTGGTGGTGATGTAAATTCATTACACGGTAAGTCTGGTCCTAACAATCCATCTGGATCTTCTGCACCTTATGGTGTTGGTGGTCTTTATGGACAAGGTCGATATGACTATTCAATAAATTCACAAACTACAAGTGCGATTACTTGTTCAATTAATTCAGCAAATGGAACATATACTTCTGCATCAGCTACATATAAAGATATAAACTTCAATCAAGAACATTCTTCTTCATTGGGTAATCTTCATGTGTTAACGATTAAAACAGGAGGAGATGTATTTACAAGACCTGATAATAAATCTGTAAGATCTTGGAATATTTCAAGTTCAGCTACAGTATTCCAACAAGTATTCCCACAATATACAACTATATCTGATGATGGAACAACACTTAAATTTGTTGTATCATCTTCAACTTGTGGTGAAGCTCTTGATGGAGCTGGTTCTCAAGACCTTAAAGTTATATATAGTCAACAACCTGATGAAGCTAACAGAGGTGACTTTGAAGAAACTGGTGGTGATGCTACTACTGATGATTTAGCAATACCTGAAGTTGATTTACAACTTAGAAGTCTACCAATTGTAGCTAAAACTCGTAAATTGAAAGCTGTATGGACTCCTGAGTTAGCTCAAGACCTTAACGCTTATCATTCAGTTGACGCTGAAGCTGAATTAACTTCAATGTTATCAGAATATATTTCAATGGAAATTGATTTAGAAATTCTTGATATGTTAATTTCAGATGCAGTAACTACAGATTATTGGTCAGTAACTCCTGGTGAGGACTATGATGGTGTAGGTACAGGTGAAGATAATTGGAATATTACTACATTCTATGGTACAAGATTCGAATGGTATCAAACTCTTGTAGGTAAAATACAAAAAGTATCAAACGAGATTCATAGATTGACTCTTCGTGGTGGTGCTAATTTCTGTGTTGTATCTCCAAAAGTAGCTACTATACTTGAATCAATACCTGGATATATGTCTAATACAGATGGTAACAAATCTCAGTTCGCTATGGGTGTTCAGTCTGTAGGTACAATCCAAAATAGATTTACTGTTTATAAGAATCCTTATATGACAGAAAATACTATCTTGGTTGGATTCAGAGGTAATAACTTCCTTGAAACCGGTGCTGTATATTCACCATATGTTCCACTAATCATGACTCCATTAGTGTACGATCCAAGTGACTTCACTCCAAGAAAAGGTGTGATGACAAGATACGCTAAGAAAATGATTAGACCAGAGTTCTATGGTAAGATCCAAGTTAAAGATTTAAACTTAGTATAAGTTAATTAATCTTTAATATAGTATCATTGAAAAACCCCCTTTTATTTAGGGGGTTTTTCTTTTAAAATGATATTTATATGTGTAAATAAGTTATATAATCTAGCTAGAGTAGTCACTAAACATAGTTAGTATAAAAAAAATTAATAATCCTGAGAGTAGTGACTCAACATTGGGAGAAAAATAATGGCAAAAAGAATAGGTAAATATAAAATAAGTAAAAAGGAATCTGAAATTTCACTAAGAGATGGTGGAGTTGTTGATGGTGCCTTAACTGTTATAGGTGAGACAAATCTAGAAAAAATAAAAGTAGGTGATGCTCATTCTAATGGTGATACAATAACTGGAGCAGAATCTGGTACTACATTCCTTGAAAGTACAAATGGTGCAACTGTAACTTTACCAGCTACAGTAAAAGGGTATAATTATACTTTTGTATGGGCAGGTTCAGCTGGACAAACATTCAATATTTCACCAAATGCATCTGATAAGATAATGGGTTCTTGTATTGATTCAAATGCTATAGATACTGTTGTTGAAGGTGGTACAAATGGTGCTGGTGTAGATGATAAAGACTTACAACTTGATAGTGGTGCTGGTGTAGGTGATAGAGTTACTATCGTAGGTGATGGTTCAGCAGGCTGGTACATTGTAGAATGTATGGGTAGTTGGACATTTGAATCTTAAACCTTAAAAACAATAAACAACTTAAAAGGGTGGGAAATATCTCACCCTTTTTTGTTTTCAGTGATATTTATATATGAAGAATAATAGCTATTTGGAGAATGTAAATGCCTAAGAGTGATTTTATTTATAGTGACCCAACAACACCATCACAAATTGTTGGTAACACACCGTATGGAATATATGATGCAGATGTATCTTTTGTAAGTGAAAGTTTACAAGTATGTAAATTTGTAGCTAGAAGACTTGGGCATCCTGTTATGCAACTTGAATTTAATTCAGGTTCAATTTATTCAATGTTTGAAGAAGCTGTTTCTGAATATTCTACTCATATAAATAATTATAATGTTAAAAATTGGATGTGGGAATCATATGGTTCAGAAAATAAAATATCAGGTTCTGGATGGAGTAATGATGAAAATAATACAATGGGAACAGGTAGTTTTCAAGCTCAATCACCGCATATGGGTAGTACATTCGTATTATCAGAACAGTACGGTGAAGCAGTAAATGTTGGTGGTAATTTAACTTTACATACAGGTTCAATAGTATTAACTGGTTCACAACAAGTTTATGACTTAGAAAATGATTCTAGTATTACAGATTCTCATGTTGGAAAAAAATTAGAAATACAAAGAGTATTTAATTATGGCCCAGCGGCTATAACAAGATTTTATGACCCTTATGCTGGTTCATTTGAACAAAGACAAATGTTAGATGCATTTGGAATGGGTAATGTAGCTCCAGCTGTTTCATTTATATTGAGACCAGTTTCATACGATATAGCAAGAGCACAAGCAATTGAAACAAATGATAGAGTTAGAAAATCAAATTATTCTTTTGAATTGGTAAATAATAAAATTAGAATATTTCCAAGACCAAGTTCAAATGATTCAGGTGATAAAATATATTTTAATTATTATTTAAGAGAGGATCAAGAAAGTACAACAAGATCCCATACTACTAATAAAGTATCAGATCCATCAAATATACCATATAAATTTATTACTTATAATGAAGTAAATTCTAATGGAAGACAATGGATAAGAAAATATACCCTCGCGTTGGCAAAAGAATTATTAGGAATTATAAGAAGTAAATACTCATCTATGCCACTTCCAAATGGTGAAGTTAATTTGGATGGTGAAGGATTAAAGGCAGAAGGTAGAGAGGAAAAAACACAATTATTAGATGAATTGAAAGAATTTCTTGATTCTGTTTCTTTACAAGAAAGAGCTCGAGCTGAACAAGAAACGGCAGAATCACAACAGTCAGTATTAAATAAAGCACCATTACAAATTTATATAGGATAATATTATGTCAAGAACAAGTCCATTTTTTATACCACAAAAAGAAATCAAAGTAATTGATTCAATGAATGAGGAATTGATTGATGAGATTGTTGGACAATCTGTCGACATTTATAAAGTAAGTATAGATAATACAGAAGAAAATGTATATGGTGAATCAACAACAAAGTATTATGAGGTAGGGTTTAGAGTTAATTGTTTAATCATGTTTAATGAACCAGAAGTACTTCAAGATGAATTTGGTGCTGATGTAAATTCGACAATAGAAATGTATTTTCAAAGAAATAATCTTGCAAGTGGTTCACTTAATTTTTATCCTGAAGTTGGTGATATTGTTGATTGGAATGAGTTTTATTGGGAAATAAATGGAACAACAGAACCTCAACTTATAGGTGGTCATCCTAACTATAAACATTCAATTAAGGCTACCGCACATAGAAGTAGATTATCAACATTACAAATTGAAGAGAGACCTAAATAATGATTAAATTAAAAGACTTATTAACAGAAAAATATTATACAAAGAAAAATGATTTCGGTAATCAGAAGTATTGGACAGTTACTAAATCATTTACTGCTAAAACATATACTGGTGATTATAAAGGAACTGGACAACATTATGGTGGACATGGAAGAGGTTCACAAGAATTACAGAAAGCTGTAATGACAAAATTAGATGTAAAAAAAGGTATGGAACTACAAGCTTTACCAGGTGGTTTATTCATCATAGATGGTAGAAAGAAAAAAGCTTATGGTATACAAGATAAAAGTTTTTCAATTAATGATAAGTTTGTAGAACCAAGAGATAGTAAAATAACAGATTTTAGTTTATGGAAAAGATGGAGTCCATACAAGGACACAAGATGATAAAATTAAAAGATTTAATAGTTGAAAAAACAACTAAAAGAGGATTTGAAGTAATAAAACAAATTACTGGTGGTAAAACAAGTCAATTTGGAAATATAACTAAAGCTAATTATGTTAATCATACACCTAAAGGAATAGTATTTGGTGGAAGTAAGTGGAAACATGGATTTAAAAAAGTAGAGATTATTAAAACAGGAAGTAATAAATATACAATAGAATTTGCAAAAGGGATAAGACCCGGACAAAAAGTGGTAAAAAAGAATATTGAAGGTGAGATGATACACTCAACATTAAAACAAGCTTTAGGAATATAATGGCCGTACAAAGAATAACACATAAAAAAATTATTAAGTATGATTTAAAGAATCCAAACTTTGACCCTGAAAGTTTAAAAAAACCAAAGAAAGAAGTTAGTGGAAATGTACAAGAAGATACTGATGTGTACGGTGAAAGAAAACATACTTATCAACCTGACAATGGTAATCTTCAAATGAATGAGTTTATGACAGGTGTTATGAATAAACTTGATGGATTGACTGTTAATCCTGATATAGTTCAGAAGAGTAGAGCTGTTGAAGTAGATATTAAAAGAGAAATTGCAATAGGAAAGGTTGATACAAGTGCAGTCAAATCAGAAGAGTATGTAGGTAAAGTTAAAACTAAAAAAGATAAACTAAAAGCATTGAGAAAACGAAATGGCCGTTAAACCAATAACAAATAAACATAGTGTTAATAAAGAAAATATTAACAGAGGTAAACAAATAACTACGAGAAGTAAAACAACGAGGAGTGGTAATAGATCTCGTGTTATTGTACCAGGAAATAATTTTACTAAAAATTATTCTATAACTTTAAAAGATGTCGATACATCAATTCTTTCTCATGTTAAAGATATAATGAGACCTACTGTTAAAGAATCAAATGAAATATCAAAAGTACCAGTATTTTATGGTAACGAGGAAAGATGGAAATCAGTTAGAAAAAGAGGAGTAATGAGAGATAAAAATGGTTCATTGATGTTACCATTGATAATGTTAAAAAGAGTATCAGTTGATAAAAGTACAGAATTACCATTAGGTTTTGAACATGATGTTAAAAGAAAATATGCGGAAGTTGTTAGACATTCTCAATGGTCAAAGAATAACAGATATGATAGATTTGCTATACAACAAGGAAAAAGACCATCTTATGAGAATATTGTTACAACAATGCCAAATTTTGTTAATATAACTTATGAGTTTATATGTTGGACAGGATTTATAGAACAAATGAATCCTTTGGTAGAATCTTTTATTGAACAAAATAACACATATTGGGGAAATTCAACAGATTATAAATTTTTATGTTTAATTGAATCAATAAGTGATGCGTCTGAGATGAATCAAGATGGTGAAAGGTTTATAAAATCTACATTTAATGTATCAACAAAAGCTTATTTATTACCAGAAGAAACAAATTCTGTTGTTATGGGAAAATTGAGTCAAACACAAAGACACATTACACCATCAAAAATAGTATTTGGATATGAAGGTGATGCAACAGTAGAACAAATCAGAGGACAAACTTCAAAAAGAGATCCAAGATTAGATTCAGAAACTGATATAACATAAAATAAAAAAAATATCGTTTTTAAAAAAAATATATATATTTATATATGATTAATCAAAATAATGGAGGTTATAATGCCAGAAGATTCAAAAATAGCAGAAAAATATAAAGAAAGTACAGAAGAAACAAAGTTCACTCCAGAAGAACTTGAAACCATCAAAGGTATTCAACAAGAATATTTCGATACTCAAAGTAAGTTAGGTCAGTTATCCGTAGCTAGAATTAGATTAGATAATCAAGCTTCATATCTTGATAATACTGAAAATGATTTAAGAAATTCTTGGTTTGAAACTCAAAAAAAAGAACAAGATTTTATGAGTGAAATGAATAAGAAATACGGAGATGGAACTTTAAACGCCTCAACTGGTGAATTTACAAAAGATTCAAAATAAAACACTCGTTTCAGAATTTACATACATATTTATATATGACAAACCCTTGTAGTGGTTTCTGCATTCGAAAAAATTAAAATTAAAAGATAACAGGAGATTTCAAGATGCCTTCAAGTGAAAAAGTAATAAGTCCAGGTGTCTTTACGACAGAAATAGATCAATCCTTTCTTCCAGCGGCAATTGGTGAGATAGGAGCGGCAGTCGTAGGGCCAACAGTCAAAGGGCCAGCGTTAATTCCAACCGTTGTATCTTCATATAGTGACTATGAAGCAAAATTTGGAAGTTCATTTAAAAGTGGTAGTAATTATTTTAGGTATTTAACTGATCATTTAGCAGAAAATTATTTAAAACATTCTGGTAGATTAACAGTTGTTAGAATACTTGACGGTGATTATGGTCCAGCCGTATCATATGTTCCAACAGGTTCAGACCTTAGTTCAGATGTGCTTCTCGGTAGAAATGCCACAGCATCATCATTTAAATTATATACATTAGCCGATGGAGCTTTAATGAACAGTACAGATCCACAACATGGTGGATTTGAGAGTGGATCTACTACCATTAAAGATAATAATGTATTATTATCTGGTTCAAAACATAATATAAGATGGGAAACAACAGCATTAAATACTTCTAAAGGAACATTTTCTCTTCTAATTAGAAGAGGTGATGATTCTATAAAAAGAAAACAAACATTAGAAACTTGGAATAATTTAAGTTTAGATCCAAATTCTAATAATTACATCCTTAAAGTTATTGGAGATCAAAAATTTTCAATAGCTGATGTTGGTACATCAGATCCTTATTTACAATTATCTGGTTCATATCCAAATAAATCAAAATATGTTAGAGTTGAAGTAGTTAAAGCAACAGTTGATTACCTTGATGAAAATGGAAATGTTAGAGTTCCAGCAAATTCAGCGTCATTACCATTGGAAGCTAGTGGAGGATTTGTAGAAGCTTCAAGTGGATACGCTGGAACTGATTCAGTAGGTAATTGGGTAGGTAGTACTACTAATCCTCCATGTATGTATGACAAAATTGGAAGAGCTTTTAATGATAATACTCAAGGATTTTTATTAAATAGTGGTGCTGATGGTAAAACAGCTTATGAAGACGCTCTTCAATTACTGAAAAATCAAGATGAATATGATATTAATATGATATTGATTCCAGGTATATGTGACAGTAATAGTGACCATCAAGCTATAATAACAAAAGCAATAGATGTATGTGAAGATAGAGGTGATTGTTTTGTTGTAGCTGACCCTACAATATATACTGATACTTTGTCAACAGCTACATCTCGTGGTGATTCAAGAGATTCAAATTATGCAGCAATGTATTATCCTTGGGTTCAAGTTCCTGATAATTTATCCGGAACACCAAGATGGGTGCCACCATCAGTTTCTATAGCTGGTGTTATAGCGTTTAATGATAAAGTAGCTCATCCTTGGTTCGCTCCAGCTGGATTGAATCGTGGTGGTATTGATACTGCTATTCAAGCTGAGAGAAAACTAACTCATAGTAATAGAGATACTCTGTATGATAGTAATGTTAATCCAATTGCAACATTCCCTGGTCAAGGTGTGTGTGCTTGGGGACAAAAAACACTACAGAAAAAATCAAGTGCGTTAGACAGAATCAATGTTCGTAGGTTAATGATTAAATTGAAAAAATTCATCGCAAGTACTTCAAGATTCCTTGTATTTGAACAAAATACAGCGGCAACACGAAGAAGATTCTTAAGTATTGTTAATCCATATATGGAAACTGTTCAGTCTCAAAGTGGTTTAACATCATTTAGAGTTGTAATGGATGATTCAAATAATACTCCAGATTTAATAGATAGAAATATCTTATATGGACAAATATTTGTACAACCTACAAGAACTGCAGAGTTTATTGTGTTAGACTTTACTGTTCAACCAACAGGTGCTACATTCCCAGAATAATAGGGAAGTATTACTTTAATTAAAAAGAAAAGAGGCAATAGAAATATTGTCTCTTTTTTTTACTTTTTTGATATTTATATATGAAAATATGGTTTCTTTTTTGTTAAAAAGTTTACTAAAAATTGGAGAAAAATAATGGCTGAATTGTTAGAAGCTAATGACATTATGTTTACACCATTTGAACCGAAATTAAAAAATCGGTTTGTTATGAATATAGATGGTATACCAGCATATATGATTAAAACGGCTAATAGACCCCAAATTCAATTCGAAGAAGTTGAATTAAATCATTTAAATGTGAAAAGATATATTAAAGGAAAAGCCGCATGGCAAACAATTGATATAACTTTATATGATCCTGTTGTACCAAGTGCAGCTCAAGCTTGTATGGAATGGGTGAGATTATCACACGAATCTGTAACAGGTAGAGATGGATATTCTGATTTTTATAAAAAAGATGTTTCATTTAATATGTTGGGTCCAGTTGGTGATATAGTAGAACAATGGGATTTAAAAGGGACTTGGATAACAACGGCTAATTTCGGTGATTTAGATTTTGGTTCAAATGATCCAGCAGAAATTACCTTAACATTAAGGTATGATTACGCTATACTACAATATTAAAACATAATTATTATTATAATATTAAAAACCCCTAATAAAATATTGGGGGTTTTTTTTATTTTATATATATTTATATACGAGGTTATAATGAAAACAAGTTTCGAAGAAATAATAAAACAGGTTTTAGAACACGAAGGTGGTTATGTAAATGACCCTCATGACGCAGGTGGAGAAACCAATTTTGGAATAGCTAAAAGATGGTATCCCAATGTCGATATTAAAAATCTAACAAAAGAACAAGCTAAAAAGATATATCATCAAGATTATTGGAGACCTGCAAAATGTGATGAAGTACCACCACATTTAAGACATATTTATTTTGATATGTGTGTTAATTTTGGTAGAAAGGGTGCTGTGAAAGTGTTACAGAAAGCCGCTAATTCTAAATTAAGAAATAAGATAAATGTAGATGGGGGTATAGGTCCAGCTACATTAAAAGCAATACAAAACTTAAGTGTCGATAGAGTAAGAGCATATCGTGTGTTACGATTTGCTGATATAGTTAACAAAAAACCAGAACAAGAGAGATTTTGGGTTGGTTGGTTCAGAAGAGCAACGGAGGTATAAAATGTCAACAGAAAATTTATATAATGAATTAAATAATTTATGGGAAGATTTTCAAGAAAATCATAGAGATTTTTCATCAAAAGGTAATAAAGCCGCAGGTGGTAGAGCTAGAAAAGCTATTGGTGAAATTAAAAAATTAGTTACAGATTATAGAAAAGCATCAGTAACTGAATCAAAATCATAGGAGTTAAAAATGGCAGAAGAAAATAAATTTCCAAGTGAGGTAATAGACTTACCTAGTAAAGGTAAAGTTTATCCTGAAGATTCACCATTGTCAAGTGGTAAAATTGATATTAAGTATATGACGGCTAAAGAAGAAGATATTCTTACATCACAGAATTTAATTACAAAAGGTGTTGTTATTGATAGATTATTGGATTCTTTGATTTTGACTGAAGGAATAAAGAGTCAAGATTTAATTGTTGGTGATAAAAATGCAGTTATGGTAGCCGCTCGTATTTTAGCTTATGGTCCAGAATATACATGTCAAGTTGTAAATCCAAAAACTAATATACCATTTGAACATACTTTTAATTTAGCAGACTGTCCATTTAAGACATTAGAGAAGGATATAGAGAATGAAGAAACTTTCACACTTGAATTACCAGCGTCAAAAGATAAAATTAAATTTAAATTATTGACAGGAAAAGATGAAGAAGAAATTAATACAGAATTGAGTAATATCAAAAAAATGGGTGGAGATGTTTCAAAAGATTTAACTACAAGATTAAAACATACTATAACTTCTGTAAATGGTGATGAATCAAAGGGTAATATTTATAATTATGTTGAAAATATGTTAGCTAGAGATTCATTATATTTAAGACAAGAAGTAACTAAAGTTTCCCCAGACATAGAATTGTCCCAGGAGGTACAAATAGAAGGAGAACCCGTCAAGGTAGATATACCAGTGACGGTTAACTTTTTTTGGCCTAACACAGAAACATAAACCCATAATTCACGAAGAAATATTTAACTTAGTATATCATACTCCTGGTTTTACTTACGATAGTGTATATAGTATGCCTATATATTTACGCCGTTTTTATGTTAAAAAGTTGATAGAACAGAAGAAAAACGAAAATGACGAGATGAAAAAACAATCAAAAAAATCAAATAAAATACCTCGTTATTCAGGACCATCACCAAAATCTAAGTAATTTTAATAAATCTTGATATTTATATATGAGTTATTGTGTTCTTTGCCTAAGGAGAAAATATATGTCTGTAAAATTAAAAGAATTAATTACAACAAAACCAAAACCAAAAAAAGTTATAGCTGAAGGGTTTTTTTCAAAACTAAGATCTATGTTTGGTTTTAAACCAAAACAAATAAATAAATTAAAAAAAGATAGAAAATTTAAAGGTCACATCAGCAAATTAAATCAAAATTGGGATGATTTAGCTACAATGATAGAAAAAGATTATGGTCAAAAAGTTAAATTTGAAAAATTTACAATTAAAGACTTTATGTAAATAGAGAATAAAAATGCCAGAAGACGAAAAGTTTAATCCGAAAAATGTAAAACTCTGGAAAGAGTCGGTAAGAGAAGCTAAAGATGAAATGAAAGAGCTTAGGGATATTTCTGCTGTCCTAAATAACCAACAGGAAGGTATGACTAAGAGTCAACAGAAACAAAGTAGAAATATGTCAGTTCTTCTGGACGCTACTATGAAAGCTACAAGACAAGGTAAGATTACCTTGAAACAAACACAAGATAGAGCCGAATTAATTCAAGATATTGCAAAAGGGGAAATGGATTTATCATCTGTTAAGAATAAAGCTAAAAGTATAGAAGATGAAATTATTAAAATTAGAAGAAGGTACAGAGGAGTAAATAAAGGTATAGGTGAACAACAAGTACAAGAACTTAAAAAGAATAAACTTTTATTAGATGCAGAAACAAATAGATTGGGAGCACAAGAACTTTCGAACCAAGCTCTTTCAGGAGCTGATTCATTAACTGGAGGAATGGTTGGTAAAGGAAAAGAATTAATGGGAGCAATGGATGGATTTCCAACACCATTTAAAGTAGCTTCTATAGGTTTAACGGCTATGGTAGCTATAATGAGTTCTTTCAATGAAAAATTAGAAGCTATGGGTAAAGCTTTTGGAGCTGCCGCAGTTCAATCTGGTCAACTTAGAGACAATATTTTAGAATCTGAAGCTCAAGTTAAAGCTTTAGGTGGTTCTATAGATGATGTTGTTGGTATTACTAATAATTTATCTAATAATTTTGCATTTAGTCAAGAACAAGCCGCGGCTCTTTCGGCAGGTATACTCGATACAAGTAAAGCTTTAGGAATGTCTAATGATGAAGTTGGTAATTTTGTTGGACAAATGGAAGGTATAACTGGTATGGGAGCTGAACAGAGTCAAGAATATATGAAACATGTTACACTCTTCGCTAGAGCTAATAATGTAGCTCCTCAACAAGTTCTTAGAGATATGGCGGCGTCAGCAGAAACAATGGCTAAATGGACTGATGCAACAGGTAAAAATTTAGCTAGAGCCGCAGTTCAAGCTAGAAAATT